TTTTACAATTTTCATTCCTTCGCCATTTGCTCTAAATGTTTTCATCGTTAGCACCTACTTCTGGAATACCTGCAATACTTGTTAAAACACTCACAACACCTGCTACAATACTAGCAGATACTACCATCTTCCAATCTACAGAACTAATTACTGTTCCTGCACCAATAACACCAACTGCTGTTTGTGCCATTGTTTTAATTGCTCTAACTCCTGTTGCCTTACACCACTTAATTGTATTCACATCTGGTTTAAATACACAATTCTTAAACATTATGTTTATTCTCCTTTCCATTTTCTTGTCTACACATTTCAAAATCATGTTTTAACTCTATGATTTCCTTTCCATGTGTGTTTATTTCATCCCATTGTTTTTGTTGTGATTTACTAACATGTTTTTTATATTCTTCAAAATCTCTGTTTTGTTTCTCTAATTCTTCTGTGAGCTTTCCCATCTTAACTATTAGTTCTGTCATTTGTTTTGTATTTTCATTTAATGGTTTATATAGTGCCGTAAACAAACCAACTATTGCTGTCAATGCTACTACACCATATCCAATAACAATACTGCTATCAATCATATAAGCACCTCTATTATATATAAAAATTTATAGACCTTATATGCAAGAGAACTTAATATTATGTTTTGTCAAGTTTAATTACTCAGCTTTCCTTCCTTACAATAATACCATTATAACAAGTTCTCCCTACTTCTTGTTTTTCTATATTCTCAATTTGTTCTGGTTCTTTTATACAAGACAAATATGCAGGTTTTCTATTTTCCATAATTGCAACGGCTAACTCTAACCCATTATATAAACCTATCATATAATCATCATGTTCTGCTTTTAAACTCTGCTCTTGTACATCCTTTACTCTTTTTAATTCAAATAATTTACTATTCTTAAATATCATTTCTACTCCTTCTTTGATTCTTCTTCACTTAATTCTTTACATCCTTCGTTCATTCCATGCAATCACCACCTTTAAACTGACTCTGTAGACTTATATGTTGCTTTCATCCATGTGTTATAATTATTCTCAACAATTGTTACTGGATAATAAGTTACAAGGGCTCGCAATTTAGCTTGTATATCCCCCAGAAAAGGCTCGAAAAACGGTACTAATAAAACTCCATAAACTTTTATATCTAAATCTTTTAGAGCATTAAGTATATCCTCTGAGGTGTAATTCAGGTCTTTAGGCGGTGATATGTATAAACTCACTTTATTTACTCCGAATATCCATTTGTCAATTACACCTCCCGACATACCCCATATTTTGCCATAACCGATATTTACCAACGGTGCATAAAGTGATGTAAAAGTTTTTTTGAATGCATTATTTTGTAAAAATCTTCCTTTCATATCGGATGTTTCTTTTAGTGTTTTAGTTAACGCTGGTACATCTATTGCGGTATTTCTTTCGATGCCAAATACACCGTCTTTTTCAACAACTCTATCCGCAATATACTGCTGACCGTCAATTGTGACGTTACCACCACTTGAAACAGGAATTGCATTCAATGTATACAGTAGAGTGACTGTTTGGGATTTTGTTCCATCTTCGTTTGATACCTTCACTGTAGGATTCACAACACTCTTTATCTCCTGTGGATATTCTGGTGATGGAGAAGGCTTTCCACCTGTGTATGGTTCGTATGGAAGTGCTATGTCTCCCTCGTTAACCATAATATTAGTTGTTTCATTAATAATATCACCTTTAGCAGATGGTCTTTCCCCAAATAGTACTCTAACCCTTACTTCTTCTTCCGTTCCGTCAATCTCTATATGACTACTATATATCGTTTTATCATTAGCTTTTTTCACTGAAAAATCAGCAAATATTTTTTTATTTGAGGAACTAGCTGTATATTTCCCAGGTTTTAATATTATTTTTTTTTGAAAATTAACTCTAGAACTAGATTCATCAGAAACAGTCCCCTTAAAAGTAACAGTTGAACCATTTATTTTTATAGTTACTCCTCTATTTTTTATTTCAATATTTTCGTTAAACAATTGAGCACCTGTTGTCGAAAACTGTTCACTACGTCCATACATATTAAATTCTGTTAATACATCACCAAACCTACCCTGCTTTGGATTGTTTAATACCAATCTTGTTCCCTCTTCTGTTCTCATAACATATTTATCAGCGAGTCCAAGACTACCATAAATTTTGTTATTCTGGTCTAACATTATCATATCATTACGACCATATATTTGTTCATTATTTCTATTATTTTTAATCATACTATCACACTGCCTAAAAATCAACACTTGCAACTTCAACGAGTCCTTCTTCTACCGCTGTAACCTTAACAATGTTTGTTGCTTCACTTGTCCCACTTTTTCTATCTTCTATGTTATTAAATACACGCTCCCAACTTCCTGCACCAATTATACTGTAAGATTCATTATCTCAAAGCTTTACTGTAATTTGATTATCCGTAAAATTCTTAACCAAGAACTGGCTACGTCTTAATGACATAGTAAACACAGTTTGTACACCAGCAGAACAAGTTTTTTGTTGTACATCTTTCATGTCCTATTACCTCCTTTTTATTCCACTTGTTATTGTTCGTCTTTTCTGTTCTTCATTGCTCTCTATTACTGATGGTTCTTTTACACAAGATAAAAATTCTGGCTCTCTTCCTTCCAGAATTGCTGTTGACATTTCTAACCCATTGTACAACCCTACCATGTAATCATCTGTTAATTTCTCTAAACTCTGTTTCTGTAAATCTCTAACTTCTTTTACTTGTTTTGTTTTACTTCTCAATATGTTCATTTTCTCTGTTCTCCTTTCCACATTTCACATTAAACATTATCCTGCTCTACTATTTGTTTTTTGTTCTTTTACATCTGCTACTGTATAATTATCTAATGCATACCACAAAGACGATAAAACATGACTATCTATATTAAATTGGTCATATATTGGTTCATCCTTTGTATCCTTTGCATAAACTAAATCTTTTAACTCTATGATTGTGTTTACACAACGAGGTGAACAAACAATCTTTTTAAACCTCTTTATTTTCTTTGTGTTCTGTAATCTACTACCAATGTACTTTTTGCACTTCTTAACATAAAAACCCTCTTGTCTATAATACTGAATTGTTTTAGGCTCTGCACTATCACATATAATTGGTTTATCTAATGCGATAGACCTCTCTTTCACTTTTTGTACATCATCCCTTTTGGAAAACTTATCATCGGTTATGTTGTTCATATATACTTCATCATAAATATATAAAATCTTTTCTACATCATCAACACAACAAGAAATAAGTGCATTAAATGATGTTTCAAAACCAAAATCAAAACCAAAGAAATGGAATTTTGATGGAATCCTATGTACAACTGCCTTAAATTCTTTTGCATTTGTAGCGATTGTAAAATTCGGTAACACTTTTGTTCCATTTGCTCCAAACTTACCAAATCTGGCTACTTGGTACAATGATTCATCAATATACTTTAATTCCTCAAGATTGTCTATATATGATTGCGGCAAGAATGGGTTATCATCAACTGTACTATGATGGTAGTAAACACCATTCCTTTTGTTTACTAATGTCTTACGTCTGTATAGCTCTTCTTCATCCTGTACGGTCTTCTTAATAATCTTGTCTTCCTTCTTTTCTGTATGTGTAAAAAATAAATCATACACCCAATTTTCCCTTCCTACAGGATTACACGTTAGTATAAAATGCAATGTCATATTAGGCTGTCTAACACGTCCTAATATCTCTGTATAGGCTTTATAATTTAGTTCTGAACATTCTTCCATCCACACGATAGAAACCCCATGTATGGACTTTATCTTCTCTGTATTGTCCATTCCTCTAAATATGATTCTGCTACCATTTGGAAAACGTACCTCCATTGGAGACTTAACAAACACTATTTTATTTTTATCTTTGTCTTTAAATGATAACAAATCCATATCACTGACAATTTGTTTTAATATCTCAAAACAAGAGTCCTTTATCGTTGTAAATACGTTTCTTACAACTAAACAAGTACGCTTTTCTTGTAACAATTTTAACACTATCTTCTGTGCTGTTGCTTGACTTTTACCACTACCATAGCCGCCAATTACTAAATACTTTTCATAATCCCAGTCCATGATGTAGGATGAAAACCTATCTGATATTTTTAAATCAATATCCATCTTTGTTCTCTACCTACCTCTACATAGTACAAAAAGCAATGTAACGATACTTTATATTCGCACCTACTACATTGCTTCCTGTCTATTAATAGTATATCATATTATTTTATTTTGTCAAGGCATTATTTTAATAAATCTAAAATCATATCTAAAATATCACCTGCTTCTTTATCTCTTCGTTTTACCTCTTCCTCTGTACACATTCCTGTATCTATTTCTATCTTTCTTAATGCTGTTGAAATAGATGAGATGCAATTATCTAAACTTGCAACATGACCTATGTTCAAATTAAGTTCCTTTCTTTTATCTAACAGGATAAATACTGCCTCCCCTATTGTTGACATTATAATGCCATTCTGAATCTGAATATTATTAAGCTTCTCGATAATAATATCTTCCTTTGTCTGTTTTGTTTCCTGCTCTGTTCTTTCTTCTTCTCTGTTTTTGTTTTCTTCCATTTCTTTGTTTCCTTTCTTGATTAATGTTTTGTTTATTTGTTACAAATGGAAAGTGTAGGAATCGAACCTACGACCTATCGGTTATGAGCCGAACGCTACTACCATCTGAGCTAACTTTCCTTACTGGGTATGTTGGATTTGAACCAACGCATCTAGGAGTCAAAGTCCTATGCCTTACCACTTGGCTAATACCCACTATGACGGTTTAACCTATACCACCGACAAGGTTTTAATAAAGGTGAAAAATCTATTTGCAAGATTATAATAACACAACTATATATGTTTGTCAACCATTAATTTAATTTATTTAAATACTTTATTCATCA